CGTCCATCTTGTCAATATGGTAGACTCCAGTGAAAATATTACGACCCACTGGTGTCGGACTTATTGTGTCGTGATTGCAATTGAGGGTCCAACCTGAACGATCGAGATGATGAACTGGTACACCCCCCCGACAGTAGTGGCCGAGGCGTAGGTGATGTACCCTGAAGCACCAGCTTTAGCGCTCTCGAGAGTCGCGAAAAGGGCGACTCCTCCCGTGGCCTGCAGTCCGTAGAGCACAGTTCCAGGGTTCATTGCGATGCTGGTGATTTGGTTGGTGAAGGTGGCAAGCGATGATGATGCTTGTGTAACAGTATTAGCGAGAGCATTCCACTGTGGCACGCCAGTTGGTAGTGTGCTACGTTGTTGCCTGAACACCATGCGGAAGATGGTTCCCGATGGTGTCCCAGTAGTAGTGCTCGAATTTGAGAGAATTAATGCATCACCCACGGCGTTGATTGGAGTGTTGTCGCTGAAAGCGTCGAACACCCCATTGCCAATGGGGTTTGGTATGTTGTTGGAATGATATGAATATAAAGGGTCCTTGAACTCGATAGTGTAGTGCAACACTATGATGCCAGTAGTCAAAACAGAATCACAAGTGGTGTAGATCTGCACCTCTTCTTGAATTGAATCGTCGAGGTCAGTGTCAATGTAACCATCAACTATGCTCCATTCGGGGCTACAGTTGACGGTCAAAGTCGTCTCCTTCCACAGTGGGCTGGCAACAGCGTTACCTTGCGACAGAGCTCTACTCAGGAATGTTGGTGAGTTACCATTAATAAATGGTTCCTTCACTGTCCTGGTAGAACACATCACAATCTGCCCTGCAGTCGTCGTAGGCACTTGAGGAATGTACTGGATCACTGCTTTAGTGAAACGGAACTTTTCGTAGGTGCGGGCGACATTGCCGAGCATAGCGGAGGCGAAATACGACGGGTTGAGTAGAATAGAGCCAGAGGGGGCATACGTCCCAGTTGAGATACTGGTGGCGACGCTCGTGGCGTAGTCTGAACCCACGATGACGGTGTTCTTCCCGGTACGTTGTACTCGGGGTTCTTGCATTCGAAGGGAAAACCCATAACTGGCTGGTACAGTTGAGAGTTGTTGGCTGTTCTTGGTTACCGTGCGTTTGGTTGGTGCGACCTTGGCACCACGTAGCTTGGTTGGCTGTTTAGCGTTTTTAACCATGTTAAATGATCGGGGCCCCGTCACTTGACTTGGTAGGTTGTTAGGAACATATTCCCTCAACACTGAGTTTGCTTTGACAGCTAGGGCTGCTAGTGAGCGCTTGGTGCCCATTCCATAATTTGACATGTAGAAGCTGTTATCTGCCTCATATAAATTGGTGTTTAATGCGTAGTTTTTATCATGTATCTCACAAGTTTTATCAAAATCATCAATAGCGGGCTGATCGCCAGCAGCAACTGAAAGTTGCTGTTTGCCATCAGACCAGCTAGGTCCACAGTAATTGCCATGGTACCTCATTTCACGAGACCCGGGGTCGTCAAACCCGGGTGGTGCTTTTAACGTCTTCACCAGGACGAATGTTATTAGGCATCGACATGGCGTATGACCTCTAAGAGAGGCCAATGTACCATATCGTCAGGTCCAGACCCATCTAAAGTTCTCTTCAAACTATCGATGGTCATGTCGAGGCTAAGGCCATAACGCTGGAGGAAGAAGGCGGCCGTTTGATCATTGTCTACAGCTCCACCTGTGTTTGTAAGCTTGTATTTTGCTTCCTTGTCAGTGTAATTCTTGGTCTTTATTGTTTCCATTTGTTTTAAACAGTGATTAACATACTGTTTGAGCACCGGTATGTGACTACATGTGCTCGCATAGCCTTCGAACATACCTTTCACTTCCCCAGGTGAAAGGTCTTTGATTACATACCCCATTTTAGGTAGCAACCGTCCTGGTTTTGGGCCCATCACATAGGTGTGATGGTTATTGATTGTAGCAGGCCAATATGCGGAGGAACAAAATTCTGCACTGGCGACATCATAATGTATTTTTACTTTGGCAACGAACCCAAATTTTAGGAATTCTTTCTTTACCAATTCTATTACCTCGTCCATTTCCACGCCGTTTGCGTTGGCCATTTTCACAATTGAAGTGTTGTCGTCTCCCATTACTTTTATCTTATAGTCGCCTGGTCCGAAGACCTTAGTCAACACGTATTCAGTGGTAGCTGCGGTGAGTAAAGAGTTGCCACAAGAGGTGTTGGGATCACCGGAATTTCGGCCATACGGTAGTTTGTATTCTATGCCGTCACCAGTGAAACCTCTCATGTTGCTCTGATGCTTAAACACCTCACACACGGCTTCATGCTTGTCCATTCCGGCTGCCATCAAGACTCTCTTCTCAAAGAGATAAGAATCCCTTGACTGAGTTGAGTCGTAGGCGCTGAAGTCGACTTCAACTATCAAATCACCATCCGTGAAATTATCGTACATCCATTTGCCCGTGGACTCACCGGTAGCACCTGACGTATAGTAGAATGTACCTTCGCCATTCCACTGTTTTGCTAGTTGCTTCGAGTATTGAGTCATGAAAGGCCCCATAACGACATTTGATTCATGGCTAGTACCACTAATCGCTCTTGGATTGAAATCCTCCACTCCATCGGCCGAACTCTTGTCCAATTTCTCCACCTTCATGAACGTCTTGCGATAGTAATGCTTATTTTTGATGCCTTCATTTTTCAGGTTTATCCTTGCTCTTTCATGGTCTTTTTGCCTCCCAGGTTGGAAGCCACTATTCCACTTAACAAAAGCTTTGTCTTCGTCGGTTTCATAATCAAACTGTGTGAAGTCCAGGAATTGTTTGTTGAAAAATCTGTCAGCCATGTTGTCCCAATGACCCTCGAGGGGTGGGGTAACTTCAGCCAAGACTCGGTTGCGCAAAGCTAGTTCCGTGTTTGATTGTGTCTTGGTTGGTACTATGGGAATGTGTCCACTGAAGGTTGTTGCAACCTGTTTCATCACATACTTGTCTTCTCTCGGTTCTTCGATGGCCACCTTAAAGTACGTGCCACTACGTTGTTTTTTCATGGCGTTCTTGGCGGTCGTTGATAAGAAAGCGAAACCCGTTGTTATCTTTTCTTTAACAGTGTCAAGTGATGTGCGTGTTGAATTGTACTCATCAACGACAACGCTTGATTCTTGGTGTTTCAGCTTGCCGAAGCATTTAAAAAGACAACCATATGGTTTAACCAAGTTGATGGCGTCATTTAATTGTTTGTATAACTTCTGATTGGTGGGCATGACTAGTCTGTTGAACGACTGTACCTCATCTTCGAGGTGCAATAAGAATGCGAGTGGTGGTACAAAGACAGCGAGCTCTGCCCTTACTGAATCGGGCAGTTCAAGGTTTCTCTTGTTGAGTTCTTGTTTTGTGTCACGTACACACATGATTAACGTGTCCCTATTGCGCGGTTTGCCTACTAAATTGAAGGCCACTCTTTGGATCAGACCTTTAGGTATGAAAATTTGTCTGCTATTTTTCTGTGCCCAGACGAGTGGCCCGTAACTCCGGAAAACAACCGTATCGAGATGGAGATAGTTCATCAAGGGGGCGTAGTTGGTCGCCCCTATTTCACCATGGTGTGAAGTGTTCCTTATCGTACTGACAAGATCCATATCCCGCTCTTTGACCGTATCGAGGCCAAGCGGAGCAGTAGTGAAGGTATAGATGTACGTGTCTCCTACAACACGGTAACCCCAAGCAATGGCTCGTTTTCCATCAGAATAATAACATTTCCTGAGCCAAAAACAAGGGGAGTGAGTGTACGGGCCACCGTCATTGCCTGACGATGTCATCAGGACCGTATTCCTGTCAACTATCTGGAAGCGAGTCTCATGCTCAATACCATTGTAGTGCATCATGCCATAACCTTGTGAAAAGTCATGTAATGACGCAATCAAGATTTTCTTCCGTGATTGGTGTACCAGGTGTAGTACAGTCGCTGGTTCAAGGTAGTACAGAGAGTGGATGGCCATATAGCCATCTGGAACAACGTTACAATCCTCGGCTTTAGAGGTGCAGTAATTCATGGTTGCGTTGTAACGGTTGTTTCTCAGTACATCTTTTGGGGATAAGATCGGACAACACGAGTGCACATCAGTGCGTCTCGCGGTTTTATGACGGGAGGCATTTCCTCCAATGTCTTTAATTAGATTGCAATCATTGTTCTTAAGGGTCTCGTATATTTCTTCTTCAATGATTGCTCTCTCGATGGCCGACAACGGATGAGGGTGATTGTAAAGTTTACGACCCTCAGTTGTAACGAGTCTGTTTGGGAATCTTGTCTTGAGTATTATTTGTAACTCAGGAGAGATGACCCAAGGACGAGTGAATTTAATCCGGCCTTCGTGTCCGATACCTTGATGCATCGCGTCTTGCCCCCCCGCAATGGGGGCGTGGGTATTTTTAATGTTTCGTGACACCATCACGTTTTGGGTTAGCAACCTAACACCAGGGGCAGCCTTACGGCGAGCCCCACTCAGCACGGTCTCCTTCGTGCTGTTCGACTTATTTTTTATATCCTGTGGGGATAGGGTCTTCGACTTGACCCTGACACCATTCCCCGGTTTTTCTTTGGGGGACTTTGGCCCACGTTTATGTTCAAGCTCACCCACGAGTGGGGCCTCGGCTGCGCTACCAGCCGTACCACCATCCTTCCCAAGTTTCGACAGGTTAGATGGTGCTTCGCCCAGCGCGTTACCCGGGCGGGCGTCAGTGACTAGGTCACTGACGGTGTCAGTTGTTGAAGCTGACGACGAGCAAGAATCACGATTAGTGTTCTTCTGCGTCACGGGGGAGGCACGATTCCCCGGTTGTCTACTCGTTTTTACCTGAGATGCACGTGGCATTTTTGCGGTTTGCTCTAAGAGAAAGTCTTCAGGCAGACTTGGTGCTGGGCACACTACACGGACACAGTAGAAATGTCAGGCGTAGCTAAA